TGCAACCAGGCAGACCCAAATCAACAACAGTCTCCATAAATTCCTGCACCTGCCCGGCTGTTGCCTGCCATCCATGCTCATGGTAAGCAGATCCGGTTGGGAAAATAGGCCGCTGCACTTTAACCAAATTCTTAAATTCCTGGATACAGGTCTTCAGCTGGTGACCAGGATTACTGGCCAACATCCAATACACCTGTGGTGCGTTGAAATCGCAAAACTCCAGAAACGCATCAAACGGAAATTCCGGGTGCAATCGTGGAAAACGATACGAGCTCAAGCCAATTGGCAAACCGGGAAAAGCTCCCCGCAGCAAACTCATATACCGTCTGGCTGATTTTGCACCAGCGCTTTTATACTCGTGCTCAGCATTTACCACAAACCCATCCAGATCCAATTCCTGGATCCGTTTAATTGCAACCTCAGCTTCAAGCTCCGGATAACGGGCATACACATACTGCCACCCCCAGGGAGAGATTCCGCGTTTCCGTAGGGACATCGCCAGTTCCTGTGCGAAATCTCGCCCATTATAAATGTTGTACCTCCATGATCCATCACACACCTTGATCCAGGCATGTGTCATCCCCGCTTTAACCAGTTCATTAGCAATCAACGCTGTGTCATAATTTGGGGCTTTCTGCCCCATTACTTCCAGCGTGTGCCGCACTTTCCAGATATATGTCCCTTTTCCGTTCAGCATCCTACCCACCAATCAGAATATTTACTAAATATGCAGTGATCAAAACAGTCAGCACCCCCAAAATCCATTTCAAGATTTTGTTGGTATGCACAAGTTCCGATGAAGTTTTCAACAACTCTTTTATGGCAGTATCGTGTTCATCAATCTTTCGCCAGGCAGCATCAACCCGTGATGTCAAAATCGGGTTGCAATTTGCCTCTTTCAGCTCCACATTGCGAACACGCTCATCAAATCCGGAAACAATCGACTTTATTTCATCAAATCCCTTATCCATGCGTGTCCCCAATGAATTAATCTGCTCTTGCAGTCCACGTAATGTTGTATCAGGCATAACAATTTCATCCGGCATGAGTAGGACCATCGCTGCTCTTCAGCTTTCCACGATTCAACAATGGCTTAATCAGCAAGTCATGTAAGTAGCTCGCCCCCATTCCAACCATAATACCGGTCAAAAACGTACCAAATATCGTGACCGCGAAAGGATTTTCCGCTTCAGCTATGGTGGAAAATAACTCCGCAATCAAATAAACCAGGTCCAGATCATATAAAAACGCAGCCAGCACACCCAGCCCGCACGTCACCAGCGCAATCAGGCCTTCGCGTAACCGGGCCTTCTCCAGGAAACCAGCCAACCCGGGAAAGATCGAAATCAAAATACCCTCGATCTTCCCGAACAAAAACTCCGTTGCGGTCTGAATCACCAGCGCCAGCACAAACACAATCCCGAAAATCACGCCCAGGGTTCCCCCGATTACCACCAAAACCTGCAAAATCAAATCCAAACTCGCCATCTTTCTCTCCTCTCTCTCTTTCCCGTCTTCGGTCTCCCGTCCCCGGTCTTTTCCTTTAGCCTTTTGCCTTTAGCCTTTCAACTGCCTGCCCCGCCACCGCAGGGGTCAACTGTCAACTAACAAAAAAAGCGCCGCGTCAATAACTGACGCAGGCGCTCATCTCTGCAAATGTCCGGAACTACATCCGATCTGCTTCGGCGGTGGTGGGAGTGGAAGGCATTCGTCTCCCACCACCTTTATAAAGTTGTCCTACTTTCAATATTCAGTCATTGAAATTCAGCAACTGAATATTACAGTAATATTTTAACACAACATGAATCAGTTAACAACCCCCAATATCCCCGTAGGCATAAAAACAGCTTAAAGCCTAAAGCTCAAAGCTGTTTTTTCATGTCTTTTCAATCTTTTTACGGAGCACTATATCGATCAGGTTTTACCGGTATCACTGGAGGTTTTGGTGGTGGTTTTGGTTTTCTTGATTTCAACCTCTTTGAAACCACGTATTTTCTTTCATATATCACCCGCGGATCAATAAATCCGTCATCCATTAATTCTTGTGAAGGCCATGCACCAGTAGTAATGCATGTCAGCTCACTTTTTTCACTATTCAACCTGGCCTTTTTAGCCAACTCATCTCCCCGCCTGGCACCAGCGCATAAAGCCAAAATCATCAATCCAAGATTCGTTCCAACAAACAAACCCAACACCAAAAAACCAACATCTCTCCAGCTCATTTCTCCTCCAATCAGCTGTCCACTAACTACTCGCATGAGTTAGAAACTGAGGATCCTTCCATATTGGACCTTGATAAAAACTACTGTAAGGATATTTAGAAATTTTTACTGTCTCTATTTCCAATTCATTCTTAAGTCTGTTTCCAAATAGAACAGGAAACTCTATAAAATTATTAAATGCTTCAATTTCTTTTCTATATCGACTTTCATAAACTGGATGGACCAAAAGCATCGCCCCAACCTGAAGAATAGTTGGCTTCTTTTCTATCCTCATTTTTTGAAATGGCCTCCAGGGAAGAGAAAACAATCGCTCTTTCCACGTCCTTTTCACCATAATTTCCTCAACCGCATTCACTGTATAAATAATCATTTCTACTCCAAAAACCCTTGATCATTTTCTTCATTTTCTTGATATTCTTTCAATTCTTTTTCTAATTCTTCTAAATCTCTATCCTTCAGAGACATAATCTCTTGAAGATATTTAATTGCATCAAGTGCTTCAATGATTCTTTCCTTCATAACTGCTTTTGTTATCCTTGTGTAATCTTCTTCAGACCATTTTTTTATCTTATCGTTAGTAAATAAAATCATCATTCACTTTCCTTTTTACCAAGTACATATTCCATTAACGGCTCAACCCTCAACTCCCCATAATGGCCAACCACAACACACGGCTCCCCACCAGGCACCTGCAAAATCAAACCTGGTGGAAAAGTACCCTGAAAAACTCCACACTTTACCTCCTCCCAATTCAAATGCATCCCCACCGGAAAATCCTCCAGATCCTCATACAGCTTTGATCCCCTCGGGGCATACCCGACCACATAACACCTCATCGTCATGAACGAATCTCCGTTGCAACTTCCGGATATCCTTTTGCTCCAAGGATCCTTTGATATGCCGAAAAATAACTTTTACCTGGAATAACTTTATCCATGACAATAATTTTTCTTGAAACACCAGCACTAATGCCACAAACAGGGCAATAAGGAGTGACAAATTTCCGTACAAGTTCCCCATTGAAATCTAATCCGCATTTTTGACATTTGAAAATCTTGTCAGGATCGGAATAATCAAGATCCGGGTTGAACTGATAAGGTTTTTCGTGGTCTGATTCTTCAGGAAATAAATCAGAAGCGAACCAAAACGGTTTTTTTGGTTTTTCAACGAAAACTTCATATCCTTGATCGTCAAACCATCGGTCCACGTCTCTATGGATATCGTTTATACCCAAAATACTATTATCTTTTCGATTCCAGTATTTCAGAGTTAAGCAAATAACTGGATATGGCCAGATCAAAAATTCTGTATCATCTCTCCACCAATAAGGCCCAGAAATACTTATGACTTTGTAATATGTTGGGTTAAGTTTTGCTTCTTCACTATATGGACTCCAAACCTTATCACCAACAGCGATTCCAAGTGCTTCTAATACCGTCCCACCTGATTTTATAGTCATTTTTCACCCTCAACCTTTCCAGCAATCAATTTCTCAATCGCTTCTTTCCCAGGAACCCACGTCCGGACAGATCCACACACCGAGCACCTCACCTCAGTTACATACCCTTCAACAATCGCAATCACATCCACCTCCGCGCTCACAAAAGCCTCATAATCCACCGCCTCGCGATACAACAACAACTGACGGATCCCGGCACCATCCCGACGCACCTGTCCCAACACATGCCCAAATGCACATTTCCATGGTTTCACCTCACGGTCCATAAACCCTCAATCCTAAAACCTAACCCCTAACCCCTAATCCCTAACCACTACAAACCCCCACGGCACCCACACCGCGGTTCCAACCTTCACCCTGCCAACCTGCCCCTTATATTCCACCTCAACTACCGGTTCATACACCTTCGGCAGTTTCAACGTCAGTCCCTTCTCTGGCATCTTCCCCAGCTCCTCGCAAAACAAACTGGCAGCACACTCCAACCCAAAACCAATGCTCATACCCCCCAGCCACCACCAAACCGTCAACTCATTTTCCCGACGGACCAGCTCACGCGCCATCCAGGAAACCTCCAGAGTATGCACATCCAGCGCAGGATCATAAACTTCATGCAATGCCACACCTCGCAACGCCACCTCAGCGGGGACAACAGAAATCCATTCATCCTTTGAGATCGGCTTACCCATCTTCACCAGCTTTGCCTTTCGAACCCCATCCTTTGACATAGTTGTTTCAACCAACCTGCACATCATTTACGTCTCCTGTATCTCACGAGAAAACTAGGTTTTCAAAATAAACATTACCTTCAAATATTTTCTTTGGAGTTTGAAGTTTCCTGATCTCAGCCCGTAATTCATCAATAATTTCCTCAGTACCATCGATATCATCGTGAATTTCTTTTACAATTCGAATGTCATCCTCATCCATATTTTCGTAATTCTCATCTTCGTAATAACTTAATTCGCGATATCGCTCACTCAAATAAATTTCATTTGATCTCATTTCTTCTCTCAACTTACGAATACGATCTTCTGGTAGTTGGCCAGGAATATTTCCATCAAGCCAACACTTTGCACACACCGGCTCACGCGGATCCCCAAACTCCTCCAGGTCACTCCCTATTTCAGCTTCACAAACCGTACACTTTTTCATCTTTCGCCTTCCTTTCAATTTCAAAACAAGGTTGGTGCTAAATTTTGTTTTGCAAAATTTTGTAAATCAACACTGGTCCGATCGCTTAAAGAACATTTAGAGCAAATTCTCACACCCATTGGGGAACCACAAACATCCGTACACCAGGAATAAATGTGTTCCCCGGTAATTTCATGACCACACACAGAACAGCGATGAGCTTTCCTGGGTTTTCTAATAACTTTTCTAAAAATCATCGTCCACCTCTTTCCGACATCGGAAACTCATTCCATTCACGATCATCCAGTAAACTTCCAGCCTTTTTCTTGCCTACCTTTTCATACATAACATGATTTGGCTCATAATCTTTCATTACAAATTGCCATTCACCCCACTGCTTGAAAAAGAAAGGAATATTACCTGCCAAACACTGATCCCGGATACCTCTAACCCAATCCGGATCCATCGGACGTGCCTTCGGGCCACTCTCCCCACCAACAATCACCCAATCAATTTTTCCTGTTCCAACCTGGTAAGAATCATTATTCTTTGAAACCGATAACAAAACTCCTGGAATTTCGTCCAGATAAACAGGTCCTAATAACGGTTCACAGCTCAAAAAGCGCACTTCGGCAGGAGTTGCTAACAAATCTGGGATCCGTTTTTCCGCAGCTCGTTGATCCTCAACACTGGTTCCCAACCACACATTCGGGATGGGAAGATACTCTTTCCGGAACTTCGCAAAATATTCGCGCATTCGCTCTGGTCTTTTCGTCAACACCAGGAACGTATGGTGCTGCGCCTCCAGGATCGTCGCGAAAACCTCATCAATAAACCAGAATGGCACCTTCTCGTGGAAGAGATCGCTCATCGAACAAACAAAAATTCTCTTTGGTTTCTTCCATTTCAAAGGTTCATCCAATTTGTCAATATGCAGCGTAACCTCAAATGGATTTTCCTTCGGGTACCCTGCCCTGCCAGCCAACCGTTTGGCCATCCTCTCCGCATAACAATGCGCACACCCAGCGCTGATCTTCGTACAACCAGTCACCGGATTCCACACCTTCTCCGCCCACTCAATCTTAGTTGTCGCCATCATTCCTCCTCAATCCTCAATCCTCAAACCTGAATCCTCAAATCTGAATCCTGACCCCTATCACCCATGCACCACCTCCGGGCTCACTTCCAATGAAGAATCAATCCGAATCATCGCACCCTTCTTCATATTCACATCCTCCAGAAAATCTTCATCCAGTAAAAGTTGATAAACTTTATCAATCACTTCCTGCCTAACTTTCCTGGGACCTTCCACCATAATTTGAATAAAATCTGCTTTCATCACTTTTCCTTTTCTATTTCTTAACAGTAGAAATTTTGATATCCAGGTTGATGAACCGCTCATCAAACCCGTTCTTCAACCAGTCAGCCAACCGGTATTGCGCAATGCTCAACCCATACCGATTCACGAAATCAAGTGAATTTTCCTGCAGCCACCCAGCAGCTTCCTGGCTTATAAACTCGTCACTCGCATATACATCCCGAATCGCTCTGATTAAAACCGCAGCCATGAGCTTCTTGATCCCCCTCATCTCATACATAAAACCCCCAATTTCAGGTATTTTCTTTGCGATCTCTGCGTTCTTTTCCCCCTTCGCGCTTGTGTGAACTTCAAATTACGCATAAGTTCACCAAAGTTCACAATAGCAGAAAACAGCCCAAGACAAAAAACGCCCTTAGACCCACTACAAATACATAAATATTCACAATATTCATAGTTTTTAAGGGATAATTGAATAAAATGACCCGTAATTTTCCGGATTTTGGCCAAAAAACCACAAAAATCAGTAAAAAATCGGTAAAAATGTCGTATGAAGCCAGTGAAGCCAGTGAACTTAGGTAGGGGGTACCCTATTTGTTTTCTGATTAAAATTAGATTAAAATCATCAATTTTTAATCTTCTTTTAATCTTTTTTGGAAAACAAATGATGTAGGGGGTAGGGTAGTTCATTGGCTTCACAAAGTTCAATTTTTGAAAATTCACCATATTTACACCAATGTTTCCTGTTTGGAACCCGTATTTTTACTGTCAACTTTCGACTGTCCACTTTCGACTTTCGCCTTTCTCCTCTCATCCTGTTCCTGGAGATACGTTTTCTCCAACGGTCCTTCCATCGGTCCAATCTGATCCAGTTGCAACCCATAACGCAGCGCGACCCCTTCCATCCTGGCCTCGTCCCAGTACACAAAGAACCCATCTCTCCGCCTGGCACTCACCTGCAGTTGCAGATCTTCGCGAATAATCCGACCAACCGAATGAGGCTTTATGCCTTTTTGTTTGAACTTCTTCTTATCGTCCCCATCATCCTCCGTGTCTTCCGAGTTCATCTTGTCGATGATGTCATTCGAAACCTTGCAGATCTCGCCAATTTTCATGGCGAATTTTCCGTCAGGTTCCTGGGTAACATAGATCTGACGCATATCCGGAAACTTCCACATCGTCCACATTGCCTCAATCACCCGAGCGGTGATGGTCATACTCTTCGTGATCTGTGATTCGCGATAATATTCACGCAAACTCGCCCGGATCATCTCCTGTTGGTCGATATCATCCGCAGCAATCGCCAGCAATCCACCCGCCACCTGGTTCAAACGTGCGCTCACTGTCAAATCAAAATAATTCGGGTCCACCTTGATCGTCGGTTGCCACGTCTCCATACGAAATCGCAGCAGCAGGTTCCGCAGCGCCCTGGTCTTTTCCCGGATCTGATCATCGATATTCAACGGCACATTCTTCCGGACCAACTCAATCATCTCGCGTGGTTGTAATCGGATCACCAGGGATCTCGAAGTAACCGCGTCATCCTGGAAATTACGTTTCAAGGTCATCAATTTTGGGCAGTAAGTTTGAAAACTTCTTTCCTCGTAATCATGTCTGCCATCCGGAAGGACCACATCCACCGATTTTGTGATCGCACCCCCGCGCATCGCCCCTGTGTTGTAGAATTTCACCATATCCTGGGTGGTATCCGATTTCTCCAGGTCGGCCTCATCAATCACAACACTTCCTTTATATCGATCGACCATCCGGAACAATGAAGATACCGAGCTGGCACCACTGGCAATAATTGCCCGATAACAAATCAGGCCAACCCGGAACATGAATTGAGACTTCCCGGATCCGGTATCACCCATGAATGCCAGGTAGGAAACAGCATCGAAACAGTCATACAACCAGGTCAAAAGAACGTAATTTGCGATCAGTTTTCCAGTGCTTTCAGACGGCAAAATGAAGGCAGAGTGCAAATACATCTCAATGTATGTGGCAAGCTCCCGCAGGCTCTTTTTCTCGCCTAATTTGGATGGCATCAAAACCACGCCCTTTTTTATTCCCTCGGTGGGAGGAAACGGCTCATACTTCCTGCCATCAATCACCACATACTGCCCGGTCTCAATCTTTCCACCCGGATCGCGCCAGCATAACCGCGCATGACCGGTCTCAGGCTCGTAAATGTATTCAATCAGCCAGCCATTCACAAACTCACCCCAGGTAAGCACCGGTTCGCCTTCAGAAGCAGCTTCCTTCGTTTTTTCATTGAAGGTCTTGATCATGTTGGCCAGTTCGCGCACCCCAACGCCTAGCCACTTGGCCAGCTTTGCCCGGTATTGGCTCATGTCCAGCTCACCCATGCGCGTTATCACGCTCAGCGCATCCCTCACCGCCTGGTCGCGCTCAGCGCCTTGCTTCGAGCCTGCCCAAGCAGCAGCGAACTCCGCGAAAGTTGGCGATTTTTTTAATATGTCCGAGGCACATCTACGCTGTTGGTCCGGATTCACGTCGACCGAGGTCATCGCCTGGAGAAGATCATTCATGTCCTTGACCTCACGCTCCGCTTTCGCATCGAACCGTGACCACTCCCCTGGAACAGGGAACGCAAACACCCTGCCCAACGCCTGCACCAACCCGTTCGCCCGCTCGATGTTGGCCACCTGTACATCCGTCATACTTTCCGACGTCGGAAACACAACCCCCAGCGGATCGCGCGCGCACATCACCCGACACATGGGACCTAACGCACTGGCCACCTTCCACGCATTATTGATCCCCGCCACGTCCACATCCAACGCAACATAGATCGCCTTATGCCTGGACTGCAACACACCCACCAGCTCATCATCCAGCTTCACACCAGCCAGCGCCACCGCAGGGATATCCCACTGCGCCAGGCTCAATGCATCCGCCTGCCCTTCCACCACAACCACATGCTGTTCACCTGGTGCGTACTCATGGTTGAAATACACCTGTCTCTTCCCGGCCAACACCTCAGGCAAATTGTAATGAAACTTATCCACAATCGAACGCGCACTCAAATACACCACGCGTCCACTCTCCAGATGTGGGTACACCAATCGTTCACGTCCCACCATCCCCGGAATATACCCATTCAGGATCCAATCCTCATTCAGGTCTGTAAGACCATGGGCAGCTGCCCAGCTGGATACATTCCCTTTGAACCCCAGCACACTTACAGCCACCGGCGAATTGATATCCACACCACCAGAGATCAGCGCATCCCGCATCTCAATCCGTTCCTGATCCGTCCCTCTGCCAGAAAAACCCAGCATCGCCCGGCTTACCGTCCGACTATCGCGATCTTCACCCTCTTCGCTCTCCCTCGCCAGTGTCCAGCCCCGTTTCTGTGCATACTCCTGCGCCGCGGGAGATCCCCAGAACCAACTAGCAAACACACGCGCAGCAATCGTCAACGCGTCAGCTCTCACCCTGGCAGCCAATCGCACCGCCTGATCAGCTCGCGACCATTGCGGCTCAGGCAATCCGGCCTTCAATGCCAGCTCCGTCATCGCTTCCTTGAAATCGCACTTCTTCCGGTTCATCACCCATGCGATCACATCGCCATATTCCCCGGTCCCGTTCCAGTGGTATGTTTGATTTTTCGTATCAACCACCAGCCCGTTCGAGTGCGCAGCCTTGCGATACCGTCCCCGATCCGGCAGCTTGAAACCATCCTGGGCAATCACATCTTCAATCTTTACTGCCTGCTTTACTCGGTCAACAATGTTGTCAGCATCCATTAGCAAAACCTCTCCGTCCGTTATGCGAACTAAAAATATGTAGATAATCACCCAAATTCAGCCCAAAACCACCCCGAAAAGACCAAAACAGTTCGCATAACGAGACCATTATGCGAACCAAAAACATCCCACCAATCAACCAAAAACCGCTTAATTCCTGGGACACATGCACCCGGGAGGCTATTTGCTGTGAATTACGTGAACTGTTATACTGCTGCATTTCCCACCTCAGTGGGCGCGGGGGTAGGGCAGGCACACCCATGCATCCCTGCCATAATCTGCCCTTGCCTGATCAATCCCTTAGCACGTCCCAAATCATCCATCGCAGGACCCAACAACCCGGGCAAATGCGACGCAGCCAATCCAACCCGTACCTCTACCAGCTCCACCAGCATCAACGCATTTCCAAGGCAACCCAAAGCCCCTTCGCTACGCTCCAAACGTTTTGAATCAGCCTTATTCAAACGTGCCATCTCGCAACTTCCTTTCCACGGCCTCCGCGGCTTCCATACGCTGTTTTTGTGCAATGTGACCATCTACCAGGTA